AGCGCCGCCTGCTTCGCGCTGATCCGCAAGTCGGAAGGGCTGCGGCTCAAAGCCTATCGCGACGCCGTGGGCGTTCTGACAATCGGTTACGGCCATACCGGTCCCGACGTGACCGAGGGCAAGAAGATCACCGTGGACGAGGCAGAAGCGCTCCTCCACACCGACGCAACGCACGCTTCCGACAGCGTTCTCAAGCTCACTAACAGCAACGTGTCACAGGGCCAGCTGGACGCCCTCACGGACTTCGTTTTCAATCTGGGCGCACGCAGTCTTCAGGGCTCGACCCTGTTGATGAAGCACAAGGCCGGAAACTATGCCGGCGCAGCCGCAGAGTTCGGGCGCTGGATTCATGCTGGCGGCAAAATCCTGCCCGGCCTCGTCAAGCGACGCGCCGCCGAAACCCACCTCTACCTGGATGGAACGCTGCCATGAAAGACAAGCTGCTCGCGGCGTGGAGCCTCGTCTATAACAGGCTCGGCGATCCCCGGACAAAGAACATGCTGATCCTCATCCTGACGCTGATGACGGCGTTCGGGATGCTTGCTCCCGACACTGCCACCAACCTTCGCAATGCCGTGCTGAGCTTCGCCTTCTAGCGGGGGAAATCCACATGCCTGTCGTGCCCAAGGCGCTGGCGCTTGCCGGTGTCGCGCTGTCGCTCGTCTCCGCTTCCCCGGCAATCGATGACGAACGCACCTTCGCGGAACACCCCTCGGTTCGGATGGTGACGTGCAAGGAGGGCTCAGGCTCGGCAGTCCAGATCGCGGGACAGTGGATATCGGTCGCGCACGTCACGGCGATGCACGACTGCGAGATCGACGGGCAGCCAATCGCCGTCCTCGAACAGAACGGGGCGGAGGATTTTTCCCGTCTGATCGTTGCGTCCAACCGCCACGTCCCGATCAAGATCAGCTGCGCGGGGATGCGCCCCGGCCAGTTCGTCTGGGCTTACGGCTATGCGATGGGCCTGCCGTTCCAGACCCGCGTGACCATGCGCGTCACGGAAGCCTTCGGCGACAACGGCCAGCGCGAACTGATCGGGGCTTACACCGTCATTCCCGGCATGTCGGGCGGGCTTGTGATGAACGCCCGTGGAGAAGCGGTCGGGGTAGTCAATGCGTATCGTCCATTCTCGGGGCTGAGCTTCAGCCGTGACCTTCGGCAGACCTCGCTCTGCCAGAACATTGCCTGATCGGAGAACCTTCATGCGCAAGCTGATCCTTGCCGCCACGCTTCTGCTCGCCGCCTGCACGGGCGGGGACAAGTTCAGCAATTCCACCGGACCTGTGAGTGCGCCGCAACCAGCAAAGGGCGATCTTCAGGTGATGGCGGGCAAACCGACCATGCTCCATGTGTCGAGCGCCACAGTCACCGAAGGCCAAACCGCGACGCTGACGATCAGCCTTTCCGGGGGGAACGGAAGGCCCGTCACCGTGTCCTGGACGGACGGGGCACGCACCGGAATCGTCACGATCACAACCAAGGCTCCGGCCAATATCCTCGAATACACCCGCGACGATAGTGAGGTGAACGGAACCCGCATCGTCACGATCAAGGCCAAGGCGATCTCTGGGACCACCGGGGCAAGCGCATCCGGCACGGTGACGATCCTGGATAACGACACAGCCTCACCGACGACACAGACGTGCCCGGACGGTTCCGTAATTCCCACGGATCAGACCTGCCCTGCTCCGAAGCCTACGACGCAAACCTGCCCTGGCGGATCGGTGATCCCGGCAACGGACACCTGCCCGCCCGTTATAACGCCCGTTCCAACGGGTGACGTGCTTTCGCCGACGCTCTCGGGGCTGCCGTCGATCGCATCGGAGTTCGATTCCTACAGCGGAATTGAACCGGCACCGATTCCGGGATCGAACGTGCCCGATACACTCGGCGCGTTCCGCTTCGTTTGTGGGGCGGGACAGCTGCTCTACGACGATCCGATCATGTATCCGGGACAGCCCGGCAAATCGCACCTCCATCAGTTTTACGGCAACCTCTCGGCGACCGGCAATTCGACCTATGACTCGCTTCGCCGCGCCGGAGCGACCACCTGCGGCAATCCCTCAGCGAACGCGGTCAACCGCTCGGCCTACTGGATGCCCTCGCTTCTCGACGGGTTTGGGCATGTGATCCAGCCTGATCAGACGGTGGTTTACTACAAGCGCTATCCTGCTTCTTCATGGCAGTGCACGGACGGACGTGTTGCCAAGGGCTGTCTGCCGCTTCCCAATGGGCTCCGCTACATTTTCGGGCGGGACATGTCGAACCTCGCGGCACCGCCCACGGGCAGCTTCCACTTCCTCTGCTACGACCCGACCAACAGCCAGGGCAGCGTTTCTACGCTCGCCGCGGCCTTGGTGAATTGCCGGGCCGGCGCGCAGCTCGTTGCGACGATCAATGCCCCGTCATGCTGGGACGGCAAGCGCCTCGATTCCGCGAACCACCGCGATCACGTCGCTTACATGGTGGACAGCCATATGGGCTATGTGAAGTGCCCGGACGATCACCCCTACGTCATCCCCGAGTTCACCATGAACACCTACTATCGGGTGGTGGCGGGCGAGGACACGTCGCACTGGCATTTCTCGTCAGACGAGATGGCCCCGAACGAACCGGCCGGCTCGACCTATCACGCCGATTGGTTCGGCGCGTGGGACAATACCGTCATGATGATGTGGACGGACAACTGCATCGGCAAGCTGCTGAACTGCTCGTCCGGCATCCTCGGCAACGGCTATGAGATCAAGGGCGCATCGCAGCCTTATTACAACGGCGTGCAGACCTGGAACAATCCGAACAGGCTGGTTCCGGTGCCGGTGCGTCCGTGATGATAGGCTGGCTTTTGGCTGCACTTACCGGCGGCGGAATCGGCGTTGCCGCGCTGCTCGGCGGCGGGCCGTGGATGCTCGCTACCGCGATGACTGCGGGCAAGGCGCTTGGGACATGGCTCGCGCACCGCAGCTTCTGGCAGATCGTCAGCCTCGCGCTCGCCTGTGTTATTGTCGTGATGCACTTTACACTTGCCGATGCACGGCATGACCGGGATGCCTACCGAGCGCAGAGGGACGGATACAAGGCCCAGCTCGACGCAATCTCCTCAAAGCGCAACGAACAGCGCGTCCAGACAGAAAAGCGGATCGTGTCTGCACAACGGACCATCCATGATGCGGAGGATAGAGCGAGAGTCGTTGAGACTGCGCCGCCAGCATCGGACTGCAAGACCAATTCCACCGTCATGGGAGCGGATTTGTGATTGCGGGCCGTGCCTTTGTTTCCGGGCTGACCTCCCCGGCGTCCCTCGCGACTAAGCGCGACTTCTGCCGGATCGACGGCTCCCGCCGCAGCTTGGTTCGGCGTTCAACCTGCACGGAGATTGCCGAACGGTTAGCACTTACTGCGCTGGTCGCTGTTTCCAGTGACCCGCAACCGACACTTGCGCTACCACAGAAAATGGGATAGGTCAAATGGCCGCTAGGAGCAACGGACGAGGCTTTGGCCGGTCGTCGGGACCTCGGCGCGAGGGAGCGATTCTAGAGCGCGTTAGACCTCGCCAAGGGACCGTAACCCGGGTGGGTGGCGCGCGGTTGACCATCCTAGCGGCAACCGCGCTCGCCCTCACCGCTTGCGCTCCCCACGTCCGCTACGTCAGCACCTATTGCCTGACACACGACCAGCAGCTCCCTGCCGAGCCCCCCAAGGTTCACAGCCAGCTCACCGGCCACGCGGATTCAGACATCGGTATCATCGCCGGTAGCGCGATACGCCTCAGGGCCTGGGGCGAAGGCTTGCAGACGATCCTGGAAGGCTGCCGGGAGCCCGCAAAGTGATCCGCGTCATCCTCTGGATCGGCGATCAGATCGAGCGCGGTGTTCCCGACGCATTGGGTCCGCTCTCCCGCTTCGAGAGCGCCTGCTACGCGGCAAGCCAGTTCCTCTACCAGCTGGCGTGGAGATTAATCGAACTGCGGGAGCCTCAGCCGAAGTAGGCTGAAGGCGGGGGGATTTTGCCTGATGCTATCGCGCCCTGATCCGCATCGGTCTCGCCGTTATTGCCTCGGCCGGAGTCATTCCAAAGCGACGAATGCGCGAACTTACCGTGTTGCGGGACACGCCTACCGCACGGCAGGCAGACATTATGGACGGATATGTAACGCCGCGAATTGTCACAATCGTTCTTGTTCGCGTCTCGGCTCTCCGCTTGTTTTGGGCCTGCTCCATCCAAGTCGCCCATCGGCAATTATTGGGTTCGTAATTCCCGTTCACGTCAATCCGATCGATAGAATGCTTCCGCGACGGGCGGTCGCCCATGTCGGCCAGAAAATCTGGAAACGACTGCCATCGGTCGCAAACCTCTATCCCGCGCCCACCGTAATGGCGGTAATCGCGCCTGTTCTTGTCATAGCACCGCCGTCGCATTTCACGCCACGATCCATAGGCAAGATTGGCCTTCATCGGCTTACCTTTGGGCATGGTTGGCACATAGCAGATTCACCTTCTGTTCTCAAGTCGTGGAGGGCGGCGGCGTGAATCATACAAAACCGCGCATCCTCTTGCTGGACATCGAGACCAAGCCAGCGCTGATCTATTCGTTCGGCATCCGCGACCAGCATATCACGCACAAGCAGATCGCACAGGATGGCGGCACGATCTGCGTCGGCTACAAATGGCTCGGCGACAAGCGGGCTCGCGTCCTCTCCGAATGGGAGCACGGCTATTCCGAGATGATCGCGCAAACCCACGCGCTGATCTCCGAAGCGGACGCCGTAGCGACCTACAACGGCGCTTCGTTCGATCTCCCAAAGCTGATGGGCAATTTCCTGCTCGAAGGGCTTCCCCCGCCGCCTCCTCCAACCCAGATCGATATCTACAAGGCCGTCCGCAAGCTCGGCTTCATCTGCAACAAGCTCGATTATGTCGCGCCGCTTCTGGGGCTCGGCTCCAAGGTGAAGCACGAAGGGCTGGAGATGTGGATCGCCGTCATGGCGGGTTGCCCCAAGGCGCAGCGCAGGATGGCTCGATACTGTGCCGGCGACGTGGATCTGCTGGAGCGCGTTTACGATCGCGTCCGCGGCTATGTGTTCAATCATCCGCACATGGGAACGACCGGGCCGCTACAGTGTCCCGCGTGCAGCTCGCACCAGGTTCAGTCGCGCGGCGTCCGGCGAACCAAGTCGAGCTTCATCAACCGGCTGCACTGCCAGGCTTGCGGCGGGTGGTTCGATGGTAAGCGGGTGAAAGCCGCATGACCCTCCACCTCGACAACAACCACCATGTCTCGGTCAATGCCCATAGCGGAAAGGTGTGGTTGAGTGTGTATAGCGGAACAGGAGCTGTGGTGCCGTTATCGAGGAAGGACGCAAGCTCACTGAGAAGCGCGCTACTCAAAGCGATCATTGAGCTTGAGAAGTCAGTTCCTCCGCCCGCCTGATCGCGTTAGCCCTGCCTTTCACATATTCCACAATCTTTGACCCCGGTTGTGTGGCTTGGGTATCGATGATGATCCATAGTGGCTCGTCAGGACTCGAAGTCGGGCCGCAGACGACGTAGCGCTTCTGCGGTGGCTTTGTACTGATGGAGTGGGTCATCAGAGTTTCCGTTTAGCGTTGTTCGATGCAGTGTATCAAGAACAGGGTTAGGGCGATGCCGCAAGCGGCTCAGCGCTTCGCGTGCCATCGCTATCGTGGGTCACGGAAGCCATACCGCCACAAGCACGACCGCGCAGGCTGCTAGAAAGCAGCCATTAATTATCAGTTCGCCGAGCCCATCACGCGCTTTCCCGTTAAGGATCATCGCGACGACTCCTATGCCGAGCAGCGTGATTGCGACCGGTGCTAAATCTAATGAAGTCAGCACATCTCCCCCCCGATACCCTGTAGAGCGGTGCGGGCTATCTCACGGCGAGCCTCTGAGTTTTCCTTATGAGTTCCGCCCGGCATGTTTGAAGCAATCTTCGTCAGCGCCTCTCGAAGCACCCCTACATCGGATAGGAGGGCGGTGATGCGGTCGGCGGCTGCTGGACCGTCTGGATTGACGAGCCGCATCCCATCGTCGGTAATATAGCTTGTCGCAGTGCCATCGCTGCTGATCGTCCCGCCACCTTGCGCCGGTAAACGTTGCATCTTGCGCCGCAGCCGTTCCACCAGATCCCCGTCCTCTCCTGATGGTGGGGTGTGTCCCATTGCTGCGATTGCGGACGGCAAGCCTTCAGCCATGTAGCGCACCATTGCTTCAGCCTGGTCCGCATCGAACAGATTGGTGCCAATCGGCTTATGCTTACCTTCGTAGCGCGTGCCCTTGTTGAACACGGGATTGAAACTGATCCCGGCATCTGGATGAAAATTCTCCGGTAGCCGCCATCCAAGGATGCGCCGAGCCATGTACTTGATTTGCGCGTCGGTGAGCGCGACCGCCTCAACCTTATCCTCGCCGGGGTCGGTGGGGCGGGCGGGATAAGTGCCAACCGGAATTGCGGCCATGATCTTTTCGAGCATCGAGTGAGGGTGAACATCTCGATACTTCCGCAAGATTGTCTCGATGTTGTGTCGCAGCGTCACTCGCGAAAAGTCGCGCTCCACCCTCGTCTCATCCATTGCTATTGTCTCCCCGACTGCGGTATCTTTCGACTTCTTCTCGCGTGAGGCGGTCAGCTGGATTGGGAAACGGCTGTCCCTCGGGATCGCCGCGCACAGTTGAAGGCGCTGGCTGACGGACGCACCCCAAGCAAGCGCATCCGCCGTTCTCCGGTCCGTCGCACCATCGCCGCCATGTAGGCGGATAGACCTCGATCAGGCGGGTGATTTCATCCAAGCTGCGGTCCATCGCTATTCCCTCTCGTCTCTAGGGGTTGGTTTCGAGCAGCGTTCGGGCCTCGCGATATATCGAGCGCCGCCCCAGCTTCGTGTCCCACGTGCGATAGACGAGTTTGCCGCCGATCACTGCGTCCAGGCGGGTGTAGCCCTTCTTGAAGGTTCGACCCGGCTCCTCTTGATAGACCGAAACAGGACCGTTGCGGCTCAGAAACTCGCCCGTGCAGTAGGTCCCAAAGTCCGTCCGATGGACGTTCAACCGCAACCAGCCTTCTTTGGGGATGGACGTATGCTCTTCGCGGAAGTCAGTCACGATCTCTCTCCTGTTGATGGGATGCGCGGGTGCGGAGATAGTGCGCGGTAGCGAGATACGCCCTGCGCATTCTGCTGTCTTTTCCGTAGCGGTCGGCGCATCGTTCAAGCTCGGCTGCGGCCCGCAAGTCGGCATCCTCCACCGATTGAGATTGTCTATCCATGCTCCAAAGCTCGTAGTACGCCGACCTGTTCTGGGGTAAGTTCCCTCATGCCTCACCGCCGATCTTGGCGAGGGCGTGGATCTGCGTGATGATTGAGCAGATGTCGCTCCAATCCTGTTTAGTCATGACCAGTTCTCCTGCGCTCCGTCAGGCGAATGCGTTCTATTTGACGGGCGAGAGCGCGGATCGCGGGCCCCACGCCAGACTCATCGCCGGTTATTGACTCAAACTCGTTCGCGAATTGGCGAACCATGCTCGCCGCCTCGCGGAGAAGTTCCCGGTGATCGCGTCGGCGGATCATGCGTCGGCGCCTTTGTGCAGACGCGCCACGTTCACGAGGTCGAGCAGGACGAACTTGCTGATGCGGCAAGTCGGAGCAGTTGTGCCGGTGCTATCCAGTGCGACAAGCGCCTTCCTGATAACATCGTCCAAGTGCTCCGGACTTAGCTGACGCAGGCCAGCCGCTTGCGCGAATGGAGATATTTTTGCGGCGCTCATATTGCCTCCATACCTGATATCATGTACGGATAGATGATATCGGATACGTGGTCAATAGGTGATATCAACAAAATGCACGGCTTGGCGCAAAAAGAGATATCCGATATTCGCCCGCTCGTGGGGCGACCGAAGATCAACGACGAGCAGACGCCTGCCCGCTTTCCCGCTGGGACGCTGGCGCGGATCGACGCCGTGCTGAGCGATGGCGAGAAGCGCTCAGACTTCATCCGAGAAGCCGTCGAGCGCGAGCTGAAACGCCGCAAAGGCTAGTCGTCATCCCGTTCTCCGATACTGGTGTTGGGTGGGGCAGGGAGAGGCATCCAGTGGGTCGGTTCGCAACAAAGCATTCCGCCACCCTTTACGCGGGGAATGATCGCGTAAACCCACGATCCCTGGTCGTAATAAGCTACGAACTGCTCGGCAGATTGCTCAACGAAAACGATAACGTCCGTTCCGTCTGTCGGGGCCATCTCAATCCGCTGCCATCCCTGTATCGTATCCTCTCGTCTATCCATGACGACCTCCTTTTGGCGCGGTCAGCCTTTCGATTTTCACTCTGCGAGCGTTCCAGAGGTCGATCTTGCTGGCGGGAAAATATGTGCTGCGAAGCAGACATTGGACGGGTTCCAGCGCCGCAGTCGCTGCGTGAGTGAACACTGCCTTGCCAAGCCAAGCCATTTCGTCACCGCAGAATGGGCACGACAAAAGCGTGGCGCGCCGGGAAGGATTCGAACCCTCGACCGTGGGGGTAGAATCCCCATGCTCTGTCCACTGAGCTACCGGCGCAGTGTTTTTCTTATGGGCAGCAACAACGTCACGCAGACCCTGGGTTGGTCCAGTAGATTCGGCACCAACCGCAAATGCCGCTTCTCGCCCTTGACTGCCGATCACCCTGCTCATTGCGAATAGTCCGGCAACAGCGCGGGCATCTCGCGGCCCTCATAAGCGGCGGCAATGCGCGGACGGACCTCGCTCGCAACAAGCGCCCCAGTTGGCAGGACGATGTTGGCAAGAAACTCGTCCTCGAAGATCGCCACGCCGCTCTCTACGGCCTCCAGTTTCGCCTTCAGCACAAGTAGCAGCGCACGGCACAGGCGGCGGCTCGTTTGCGGGTCCGCAGGGTCTTGCCGCACCTGGAACCGGACCTGCCGCCCCTCTTTTGAGAAGCCGACGATTACACGGTCATCCATCGCCGCGTGCAGGAATTGCTCGCCGCCGTACTTGGTGACGGTGCGGCGTATCTCATCAATCGACTGCGAGACGGGGACTTTCGTGTATTCAGCGTAGGCCATCCAAGCCTCCAAATAGACAGGGGCCGAGGTTCAAGTTGAACCTCCGAGCCGAAACTGTGCCGAAACGTATTTGCTTCGGTGCTATTCTGTTCCCAGAGGAAATTGCGAAACGCGCTCTAGTGAGGCGAGGGGCAACGCCTTCGGGAGGCAGGGGCCGGAGGTTCGAATCCTCTCTCCCCGACCAATTTTCTAGCGGAAAACCGCCGTTCGCACAAGCGAAAAGGACAGGGGCCGGAGTCACGTATTGAACTCCAGTGCCTCATTTCGGGCCGCGCGAAGGTTCGAGGAAACCCCGCGAAGATAGCTCGGAGAGAAGCGCGCGTAATGCTTCTGCGTGGTGCGGTCGTCATCGTGGCCCATGAACTGCGCCAGTTCGGCCATTGGCGTTCCGCGCTCCGCTGCCCAGACAGCGCCCGTGTGTCGGAGCGTGTATGGAGTCACATGAATCCCCGACCTCGCGGACGCCGCCTGGAACGCCTTCTTGATGTTGGCGACCTTCTTGCCGCCGCGTTCGATGATGTATTCGCTCTGCGCGCCCTTGTGCGCCTCTTCGAGCAGC